AACACATGAATGGATTTGCTAATGCACCGATGAAAGGCGAAGGGCAATGGATAAGCTACGATCCTGCACAAACTGATCCAACGCCAGAAGAAATAGCCTACCTTAAACAACAACGAAAGACCACTTGGATCGAGTTTAAACTGCCTGAAGAATGGGAAGAAGAATGCTGGAGCATGATTTCCACGTGGCTAAATAAAAAGAAAGAAGAGGAGAAGAATTGTGGGTGATCCAATAATAGACAAAACAATGGCTACAAGAATAGCTACGCAGCTAGGGTGGGAACCAAAGCGTGAGTGGGTTGACCTAACTGATGCAGAGATAATGGCCTTGTTTGATGCTAATTGGACAGCCGATTCGGACTATAATGTGTTTGCCCTTCTTTCAGATTCGCGTAAATTATTAGCAGCTATAAAAGAGAAAAACACATGACTGAATTAGAAAAAGTAGTGAAGTCTTTCTTTGAAGACTACCTAGACTACTACGAGATTAGCGATGAAGGTAGAGTGAATCATCCTATTGTAGTAAGTTGCAGTAGAGCACTAAAGATAGAACCACTAGGAGAGCTTTTGTTAGAGATGCGTAGGCTATCAGGTGCTAGGCCATACAAATGAATTACTTTGTTATTGTTATATTCTTTTGTATTTCCTTTGCTCTTGGCTATGAGACCAGAACACTGGTAGAGCTTACAGAAAGAGTGCCATACACTCCTAATGATTTCTGCCAAGACACAGACAAGTATGAAGCATTCTATTCATTTAAAGATGAAACAGATTATTGCTTCTTACGTGGTAAACAGTATCCACACCGAGTAAAAGGCGGTATAATAGTAATGCCATGAAAATTATACTAGACATCGAGACAAACTTAGACCACGACAATATCTGGTGCTGTGTCACTAAAGACATAGATACTGGAGAAGTCAAAGTATGGAAGGACTCAAATGGTATATCTGCTTATCTTTCTGGTTGTGACGTTATTGTTGGACATAATGTAGTAGCCTTTGATGCACCTATTCTTAATCGAGTATGGGCTACTAAGATCAAGTTGTCGCAGTGCTTTGACACGCTATTAATGTCTAGAATGACTGATCCTGGACGCGATGGTGGTCACAGTCTAGCAGCATGGGGTCTGTCTATGGGCTATCCTAAGATTGACTTTGAAGACTTTGATGGTGGTCTGACAGACGAGATGATTGACTACTGTATTCAGGACGTTAATCTTACGCATAAAGTATATAGTCAACTTGTTCAGGATATTGCTAAGTTCAAGTTTAGTGAACAGACCATAGAAATTGAACACAAGGTTCAGGCTATTGTATCTGAACAAGAAAGGAATGGGTTTAAACTTGACCTACCTTACGCGCAGAATATCCTTGCGGAAATTAAGACTGAAATGGCGATCATTCAGGAAGGGTTACAACAAATCTTTCCTCCGATTATCACCGAGCGTTATTCGGAGAAAACTGGTAAGCGGCTCAAAGATAGTATTGAGGAGTTCAATGTTGGATCGAGGCAGCAGATTGCTAAGAGACTCATGGAGAAGGGCTGGAAACCTACCAAGAAAACCGAGAAAGGTCAGATCATCGTTGATGAATCTGTTTTGGATGGAGTTGAAATTGCGGAAGCAAAACCGATTGCACGTTATCTCTTGCTTCAGAAAAGAGCTTCACAGTTAGATAGTTGGTTAGAGCACGTTAAACAAGACGGAAGAGTACATGGAAAAGTTATTACTTTTGGTGCTGTTACTGGGCGAGCTACCCATCATGGTCCTAATATGGCTCAAGTTCCAGCAGTTCGGGCTGCCTTCGGTAAAGAGCTACGATCTTGCTGGACAGTGGATCGGGGCAACGTGCTTGTTGGCACTGATCTGTCTGGCATTGAACTTCGGTGCTTTGCTCATTACCTTAATGATGAGGATTACATAAATGAAGTTATCAACGGCGATGTCCACACGAGAAATCAAAAAGCATTTGGGGTTGAAACACGAGATCTCGCTAAGACAGTACTTTACGCCACTCTCTACGGTGCTTCCGCTTCCAAAGTTGGAACGATTGTGGGTGTTAGTGCCAAAGAAGGGGAACGTATTATTGCTAATTTCCAGCAAGCAGTACCTGCCTATCGTCGCCTCAAAGAGAAAGTGGAGCGTTTTGCTGAGAAAGGGGCGTTACCTGGGCTTGGGGGTTATCGACTTCAAGTTAGGTCATCTCATGCCGCACTCAATACGCTATTACAAGGGGCGGGAGCTGTTATCAGCAAAGTATGGCTTATTCAAATCAATAAGAAATTAAGAGCAGCAAAGATTCCGTACAAGCAGGTAGCATGGGTTCACGATGAAGTACAGATCGAGACTCCTGAACAGTACGGAGAAGAGGTAGGAAAGCTTGTTGTCTTAGCTGCTAACGAAGCAGGTGAGATCCTAGAATTTCGTTGTCCAGTGGATGCGGAATACAAGATTGGTAATAATTGGGCAGATTGCCATTAGATCAATTTTGTGGTATAATAGTAGTTCCCATTGAGTTTTGGGATATTAACTAAATTGTAACTAAATTGGAGAAAGTCATGAGTACAGGTAAATCCGTAGTAGTACAAGCAGACATCTTTTGGGCTTGCACACAACACCCAAATCCATCGGCTGACAAAAAGCAGTACACAGTCAACCTGTCAAACCTATCTGACAAGTCTGTCAAAGCTTTGGAAGAAATGGGCATTCAAGTTCGTAGCGATGCCAACAAGCGTCCTGACGAAGGCCACTACATTACCTGCAAGAGCAACTACAAAATTGACGCATTTGATGCGAAGGGTGAAGTTATCCCTGCTGCTATCAAGATCGCCAATGGTAGTAAAGCTACTGCAATTGTATCAACGTATGAGTGGACGTTTCAAAAGAAGAAAGGTGTTTCTCCTAGCTTGAAGAAGCTAACGATTAACAACTTGATTGAATACAAGACTAACAAAGCTGAAGAGCTTGAGGAAGAGGTTCTGTAAATGAGAGTTCTCATCGATGGTGACATTATTGGATATAGAGTAGGATTTTCTTCTGAAGAAGAGAATGAAAAGATTGCTTTAGCCAGGACTGCCACCTTCGTTGAGACTATGCTTTGGGAAGACTTAGAAGGAATAGAGTCCTACCAAGGCTACATTACAGGCAAGACCAACTTCCGTAATGAAATCGCTGTTACCGCGCCTTACAAGGGAAATCGAACTGCACCAAAGCCAAAACACTTGGAGCTTATTCGTGACTACCTTGTAAGTGCGTGGGATTTCAAAATCTCTGACAATGAAGAAGCTGATGATTGTATTGCTATCGAACACGTAGCCAATAATTACCAGACTATCATTGCAAGTATTGACAAAGACTTCATGCAGCTAAAAGGCAAACACTGGAACTTTGTTAAGAAAGAGATGAAAGAAGTATCTGAACACGAGGCTTTGATCAACTTTTATATGCAGGTGCTCACAGGTGACAGAACGGACAACATCATTGGCATCAAAGGTATCGGTCCTGTTAAAGCCGAGCGGATCCTCGCAGGATGTGAAAGTGCAGCAGAAATGTATCTTGCTTGTGTCGAAGCTTACGGCGGCACAGCAGAGCGAGTCATTGAAAACGCAAAACTCCTCCACCTCCGTAGAACCGTTGGAGAGTTCTGGAAACCACCAACAGAGTAAAGATGAAACCTAGTTCAGCAAAACAAAAAGGTAGGCTACTACAGCAAAAGGTACGTGATGCGATACTGAGTAAATTTACTCAGTTAGAGGCAGACGATGTTAGATCTACGTCAATGGGAGCAGGAGGAGCAGATGTACAACTCAGTCCAGCAGCAAAAAAACTCTTTCCATTCGATGTTGAATGTAAATCATTGGCAGCGATCGGTATCTACAAATACTACAAGCAAGCAGCGTCACATGGCAGACACGAGCCGCTTGTGGTGGTCAAGCAGAACAATAGTAAACCTTTGGCGGTAGTAGATTTAGACTATTTTATGTTTTTAGTGAAGGCTGCACATGAAGATAGAAGAGATGATTGAACACGCAGACGGTTCTGCTACATTAAACATTGATGCTACTAAGGAAGAAATAGCAATGTTGGTGGAAGCAGGTTTAATTGCACTACTTAAAAAGCATATAGACCAGATGGAAAAAGAATGTCCTATTGGTTCTGCTTATTTAAAGGAGAAAGATAATGCCGTATAAAATTATACAAGAGTCAGATTTTGTTGCAGGACAGTTCCCAATCAAAGTAGAGTTTACTTTTGAAGATGATATAGCATGGACTGAGCTACTTCAAGGATTTGTGTTATTCCTTCGTGGTTGTGGTTTTATTCTTCCTGAGTCTGTACAAGCAACACTGATCGATGAGGTTACTGGAGTTGATTTAGGTCAAAGAATTGAAGATGGTTTAGCTAGTGTATTCAATTACGATGATGAAGAAGAAATCATTTCAGGAGCGCACGATGAAGATATTGCTTCTTGATATTGAATCTAGCCCTAATACAGCACACGTATGGGGCTTGTGGCAGCAAAACGTAGGACTCAAGCAATTGATGGAGTCTTCCTATGTACTATGTTGGGCAGCTAAGTGGCTCGGCGAAGATGAAATCATGTTTGACTCTGTGCATCAGTCTAAACCAAAGGCTATGTTGCGGAGAATACATGACCTAATCTCCGCAGCAGATGCGGTGATTCACTACAATGGCACTAAGTTTGATATGCCTACGCTGAACAAAGAGTTCTTGTTGTACTCATTAGATCCTCCAGCACCATACAAGCAGATTGACTTGCTAAGAACTATGCGTAGTCAATTCCGCTTCCCTAGCAACAAGCTGGATTATGTAGCACAACGTCTTGGCTTAGGTTCCAAAACGGAACATGAAGGCCATGAATTGTGGGTTAAGTGCATGAACGGAGATAAAGATGCTTGGAAAACAATGGAGCAGTATAACAAGCAAGATGTCGTACTATTGGAACAGGTTTATGTTAGGGTATTACCGTGGATTAAGCAACATCCAAATAGAAATCTATTTTCTGATAATCCGTGTTGCCCTACTTGTGGACATACTGAAACGCAGAAGCGTGGAACGGCGACTACAACTACAGGGAGCTATCAACGATACCAGTGCAAAGCTTGCGGAAGCTGGAGCCAAGGAACGTCAGCGATAGCCAAGTCTGCATCTATTAAGGCTTTATCATAATGGCTGTCTGTCTAAAGCATCTAAGAGCTTATCATTCACTTTGTATTGATTGTATTCAAGAAGCTTATCCTGATGTCAAAGAAAAGATTACTATGGTAAATGATAATGTAAATAATCCTGCACACTACAACAAGGGCAGCATAGAATGTATTGATGCTCTTGCTGTAGTCTGTGAGGATCTACGTGGAATGGAAGCAGTTTGCACCGCTAATGCAATTAAGTATCTTTGGCGATGGAAGCATAAGAATGGTGTAGAAGATCTTAAAAAAGCTAAATGGTACATTGAAAGGTTGATCAATGGAATTGACAATAAATGAACTAGCGGAGCTTGTTAAAGATCGTATGGATATAATTGAGTTTATAGAGGAGTGTAATATTACAATTGAAGATCTTGTTGAAAGATTTCCTGACTTTTTGGAGCAAAATCGTGAAAAATTAATAGGGATAGTTTATGAAGAGTAAGACACCGCCTACTGATTCTGTTATTACTGATGAGATTCCTGGTCTTAGAGATTTTATGGCAGTAAGTATTATCTCAGGGGCTATAGCAGCAGTAGGAGTACCAGTAGAAGATACCGAGGAAGAATTTTATTCTTTTATGGCTAGATTCTCATATAAAATGGCAGATGCAATGCTAGTAGAAAAGTACAAAAATAATACCAGACACTAAGGATAATTGATGACTAATTATGTAATGACACCGTATAACACCTTTATTGCTAAATCTAGGTACTCTCGCTTCCTAGACGATAAAGACCGCCGTGAACATTGG